AACGATGGCCCGGAAGCAGCTTGAATGGGCGAGCGAGCAGCAGCGCCGCTTCGTACTGGCAGGCGCTCATCCGACGCTGTTTCTCGGTGGCTACGGCTCTGCGAAGACGTTCGGAGCATGCATGAAGCTGCTCCGACTGGTGACAGCGTATCCGGGGAGCCGCTGGGCCGTGGTGAGGCGGGTTCACAAGCAGCTCAAGGCGACGACGATGGTCACGTTCGATAACCTCGTTGACGGCCCGATGCTGTCGAGCCGGAACGACACGGACGGGACCAGAGTCTTCACGAACGGCGCCGTCGTCCAGTTCCTCGGGCTTGACACGCCGGGCAGCCTGGGGGTGTTGCAAGGCTTGGAGATCAACGGGGCGTTCGTGGACCAGGCGGAGGAGATCAGCGAGAAGACCTGGGACACGATCGACGCCCGCGTGGGGCGCTGGACGAAGCTCGAGAAGATGCCGGCCCGCTGGCTGTTCGCCACGGCCAACCCGACCGACGAGTTGCACTGGCTGTATGAGCGGTTCGCGGACGAGAGTCCGAGGCGGGCAGCATGGGCCGAGCGGGGCTATGAGTGCATCGTGGCCGACAGCCGGTCGAACAAGTTCCTGCCCGAGGCTAACCTTGAAGCTCTCATGGAGAAGGACGACGAGTTTCAGCGCCGTTTCGTTCGCGGCGAGTGGGGCAACCCTGAGGGCAGGATCTTCACCCTGGACCCGCTGTCGATCCTCGAGCCGAGCCCGGACCTGATCGCGAAGATTCAGAACACGATGCACCTGCACCGCAGCTTGGACCACGGCGATTCGGCGCCGACCGCCTGTCTCTGGCACGCCACGGACGGGGACGGGAACATCTACGTCTACCGCGAGTACTACGTTCCCGAGAAGCTGGTGAGCGACCATCGCCGGGCCATCGCGGTCATGTCGGGTAAGGAGATCTATCGGAGCCAGTACGCGGACCCGAGCATCTTCCACAAGACGGCGCAGAAGTACGGCGGTCGGTGGTCGATCGCGGACGAGTACGCGGACACGCAGGTCATGCCGGCGAACACGGCCCTGTACTGGTCGCCCGCGGACAACAGCGAGATGCCGAGCCGGTCCCGCATCAAGGAGTACCTGCGCGTAGACCCGGAGCATGTTCATCCCGTGACGCGGGAGAAGGGGGCTCCGCGGCTGTTCTTCGTGCGGAGGGGCGAGGGCTATGCAAACGGGTGCGACCGGGTCATCACGGAGCTCCGGGCGCAGAAGCGGGTAAAGGTCGAGGAGGCGGGCGGGCGCGACGTGTACTCGGACGACCGCGACGACACCGTGCCGGACCACGCCTATGACGCGCTGAAGTACTTTGTGATCAGCCGGCCCGCTGTGATGCGCGAGAGGGCGCCTGTGGCTGGCCCGCTGACGTGGCAGGGCTACAGCAACATGATGCGGCGCCGGAACGAGCGTAGGCGTGGAATGAAGGTCAAGGAAGGATGGTACTGAGATGAAGGTGATGAGTCATCAGGAGTGGCAGTTGACGCGGCGTCGGTTGCTGGAGGACGAGCAGCGGGAGCGGCAGTCGGACCTGTCGGCCTCGCGGGCACCGATCCAGGCGGCTGTGACGGAGCGTGCTGTTCGTGAGATCTGGGCGAAGGTCGAGGCTTTGACGGCGAAGGTCGAGGCCCTGGAGAAGCGCAAGTGAGTCAGGCCCCGCGGTTCATGCCAATCGGCGACGGTTTCGCTGTAGACGTGAGCAATCTTCAGAGTCTCTGCCCCATTTGCGGGCTTCCGTTCCAGTACTGGCCCGAACGGCAGGTTGTTGTCCGTGGCGAAGACGGTGAATACACGCACAAGGAATGCGCGGAGAAGCGAGGCAAGTAGCATGGCAACCGGCGAGCCCGAGAAGATCGTCAAGCTCTGGATGAAGCGTGTCCGGGCCGCCGAGAAGGCCCGCGAGGAGTGGGAGTCCCGCTACGAGGTCGTCCGGTGCCGTGAGTACTGGTCCGGCCTCCAGCGCGACGACCCCACTGACGGCAGCGGGGACAGGCGGGCGCAGGTCAACCGCATCCTGCCCACGATCCGCGCCAAGATCCCGTCGCTCTACTTCTACTACCCGTTCGCCCGCGTGTCGGCCTCGCCAGCCAAGTCCGACACGCCTGCGGAGACGGTGGACGACAAGGCGCAGCTCCTCCAGGACACCGCGAATGCCCTCCTGCGCGACCCGCGGTGCGGGCTGAAGGAGCAGACCCTCATCGCTCTGAAGGAGGCGTTCTGGGCCTTTGGGTGCGTCGAGGTGGGCTACTCGGCCGACTTCGCTGACAACCCCTCGCTGAGGGACGCCGCGCCTCCGCTGAAGGAAGACGAGCAGACCGAGGGCGTCGAGGCGTACGCCAAGATCGTCAAGGAGGAGTGGTTCTGGACCCGGCGCATCCCGCCGCGCCAAGTCATCGTCTCGAGCCCGGAGAGCGTGGTAGTGGCCGAGAACGACTGGCTCGGGTATTGGGAATGGATGAACGTCGAGGATGTGAAGAAGGCCCCGGCGTTCCAGAACACGACGAACCTCAAGGCCGCTGGGCGCAAGGACGGGGACGAGAAGGACCGGGACAGCCAGTCTGACGAGGTCCTGCTGTACAAGGTGTGGGACCAGCGCACCATGACGCGGTACGTCTTCGCGGAGGGGCACGACAAGCTGCTGCTGAAGCAGCCGTTCGACCGGCTTCCGCTGTTCTTCTTGCGCTTCGAGATCGAGCCGGATCGGTTCCGGCCTATCCCGCCGATCTACGCCCTGCTCGGGGTCCAGGACGAGTACAACGACTCCCGCGAGTTCCTGCGGATGCAGCGTAAGACCCGCGTGCCGCGCTACACCGTGGCCGAGGAGGGCGTGCTCCCGGAGGAGATGCTCAAGTTCGAGGACAACGAGCCGAACGTGTGGATCAAGAGACGGCAAAATACGAGCGGTGACGTGATCTCGCCCGTGATGCAACCGCCCATGAGCGAGTCCGCGCTCAACTCCCTGACCCTCTCGAGGCAGGAGTTCGATGAGTTGTCCGGGGTCGGCGCCGAGGCGAGGCAGCAGGCCTCGAGCGGGACGGCAACGCAGGCCGCGATCATGAACCAGCGGCAGAGCATCCAGGAGTCCTTCGACCGGCACCAGGTGGCGCAGTGGCTCGGGCAGATCATCCGCGAGCTCGTGCTGCTGGCGATCGACCGGATGACCCTGCCGCGGTGGATCACGCTGAACTCGGACCAGTACAGCCCGAACTTCTTGCAGGACGCGCAGGTGATCGCGGGCCAGCACGCTCAGATTGTCCAGCAGAACCTCCAGGACGCGCACGACGACCTGCGGTGGGACGTTGCGGTGGACGTGGAGAGCCTGAGCCCCGTGTCGGAGCAGGAGAAACAGGCGCAATGGATGCAGGCATTGAATTTGATCTCGAACCCGGCGGTGGCGCCGTTGCTGGCGATGTCGGAGCCGTTGCTGAAGCGGACGCTGGACCTCAACGGGATCAAGAACGCGAAGGACCAGGCGGCCATCCGGGAGGCGTTGGCGGCGAAGGCTCAGATGGAGATGCAGATGATGCAGGCGCAGCAGGGCGGGCCTCCGGGCGTTGCGCCGATGCCTGGGGCGCCGCAGGGCCCTGGTGGGCCGGGTCAGGCTGTGCCGAGGCCGCCGCAGATGGTTCCGGGGCCGCCTGAGGGGGTGATGCAGTGAGCACCTGCTCGGAGTGCGGCGGCAAGATCGAGGTCGGTGACTGGCCGTTCTGCGGGGGTGACCCGAAGAACCATGTCCCGGCCACGCACTTCGGCGAGGAGCCGCTCACGCCCTACTTCGACGAGATGATCAGCCCCGAGGGCGCGGAGATCAGGACGAGGGGCGAGCGGCGCCGGATCATGAGAGAGAACGGGCTCGACTACCTCGACGTGAGCGACAAGAAGCGCGGAAAGAGGCTCTACCTTGACCTGGGTCGGTAGGTGCTGCTTGTGCGGAAAGCTGGCGCCGATAGTGCATTGTCCGCAGTGCGGGCACGACTTCTGCGAAGCGTGCAAGGGGCAGTATTTCCGGCGCGGGCTCGAGGCGGTCAAGGCGTTGCTGGGTCGGTCTAGTCTGTACTGCGGAGGGAAACGTCATGGCTAGCGCGGCGGCACAGCGGTACTTCAACAGCTTCCCGGCGGGGCAGCAGGCTCAAATCCGGGCCTCGTGGGGCGGCGCCGACCTCATGGATGAGTGGTTCAACAACGCGGTGCAGAGCGGCGCCGTCGGGTCCGACGGGATGAGGCCGACGAGCGAGGGCGCGACGGGCCCGACCTCGAGCACCGGGAACTGGACAGCCCAGCAGCTCCGGGACTACGCCAAGCAGCAGGGATGGTCGGAAGATTTTGCTCGCTTCGACACGCCAACTTTGCAGGGATGGATAAACGACTACTGGGACCCGCAGGCCATGAAGTTCCGGTCCATGCGGGGCGGGGAGGGGTTCTTCGAGAAGCCCACGGAGTGCCCTCCCGGCATGATGCCGTCAGGTCCGAACGAAACGGACCCCTGTGTCGGGAACTCGGGCGAGGTGGCGCCGAAGGGTAGCGGTGCCGGGGGCCGGGCTGGCGCGGGTGCGGCTGGCGGTTACAGCTCGCCGCTGGCCGAGATGTTGGCGAATCAGGGCAGCTTCCTGTCGGGCTACGACCCGACGCGGGGGGACAACAACCCGGGCGTTCAGGGCGGGGTCCTGAGGGGTGGCGGGCTGTGGTGGGCTCCGACCCAGCAGACTACGCAGCGGGTAGATCCTGCTCCTCCGGGTGGTCTGAACCCCGTCAATATCGGTGCTGCTGGTGCTGGGGGATGGTCAGGGACCGGGGCAGGCGTTGGAGCGGCCTCGATCACTCCCAGTAAGAGCCCTGCTCCTGCTCCAACCGCAGTTGGGGCGGTTGGTTCGGGCGGCTGGTCTGGTACGGGCCCGACCTCCGGCTGGGCCGGCACCGGAGTACGTCCGCAGGATTCGCTCCAGAGCGTCATGGCGCCGCTCCAGGCGGGCTACACGCAGCCGCAGAGCACGCTGGGCGGCTTCATGACAAGCGTGAATCGCCCGCGCCAGACGCGGCGAGTGGGGTCGTGGTTCTAGACACGGATGGTAAAATGGAGGCCGACTGAATGAGTGAGCTGACTTCGGCGATGGACACGGCGTTCGACGAGGTTCGCAACGAGGGCAGCACTTCTGCCCCTGCTTCCGAGCCTGAGGCGGCGCCTCCGTCCGAGACGGCAGCGGAGCCCGAGGAAGCGGCACAGCCCGCGGAATCGGAACCCGCACAGCCGCAGGACGAGCCGACCGGGGACGTACTCCTCGACAAGCTGACGCCGGATCAGATCGCGGAGCTGAAGAAGGACCCGCGGCTGCGCGCCATCTACAAGGGGCTGATGTCGTCCTACACCCCGAAGATGCAGCAGTTCGCGGAGCAGGCGAGGTTGTGGGACGCGCTCAACAACCCGCAGACGCAGCGACAGGCCGTCGAGGCCCTAGCTCGGGCCACCGGCCTCCAGATTCAGCCCACGGACCAACCGGAGCGGCAGCAGGCCGCGCAGGTGGCTGACGAGATCTCCGACGAATGGAGCAAGGTCGTCGGTCCCGAGGCGGCGCAGATGCTCCGGCCCCTCATCGAGAAGACGGCGCTCGCGGCGGTGCAGGGCACGCTTCAGCCCATGCAGCAGGCCGCGGACTACGTCTTCCACGACGCTCGCGCCAGACAGGCCGAGGCCCAGGTCAACCAGTTCCGCTCCTTCGCCAAGGAGAAAGGCTGGGAGTTGACGCCCGAGGTCGAGGTCAGGATGGCGCAGCTCGGCCAGCAGATGGTCCCGGCCAAGGCCATCGAGACGGTCGAGGAGGGCGTCGAGTTCATGAAGCGTCTCTATGTCGCGGCTACGGCCGACGACATGGAGGCGAAGATCGAGAAGCGCATCCTGGAGCGGATGAACAAGGCAGCACAGACTGCCGAGCCCGCCCGCGGGGTGCCTTCGGCTGGTCGTTCTCGTCCGTCGGGCATCACCAAGGAGATGTCGCTCAACGAGGCGTTCGACGTGGCGATGCAGGAAGCCCTCGCGGAGGGTCGTCGGTAGCAAAGCCGCTCTGGTAGCAAGTCGGCGTCGCGCCGACTAAGCGATCCGGGCACCGGAGAGTAACCGCGCAGGTGGGGACTCGCCGGGACTGAGGCCACCTGAGTCGTTCACTCAATGGTGAGGCGAATGCCTCAGAAGGATCGCTAACATGGGCGCCACGAGCGTGACGCGCAGCTACACCAGCATCGTCGCTTCGGTGCTGGACAAGGTCCGCGACAAGATTGAGGACCAGATCACCCGTAACAACAAGTACCTCTACGCCGTCAAGAAGTCGGGCAACTACAAGAAGGTCTCGTCCGGTGGCGACCGCTACCGGGTGAGCCTCATGTACGAGCTCGGCGCGGCCGACAGCTACTCCAGCTTCGGCCAGATCGACACCACCCCGTCCGACGGCATCACGTCGGCCTTCTTCGACTGGCGCCAGGCGGCCGGCGCCGTGTCGATCAGCGGGCTCGAGGAGTTCAAGA